CGAGAAATTAAATTTATCATCAATCCCAAACAGACAGTCAGAGTAGGCACTCTCGATTTGGTCTTGGTATTTGTCCCAAATACTGGACCATTGCCTAACAATATTGCAAAATTTTGTTCCGGACACGCTAAACAACCCTTAGTATGTACTATGTTCGGACTTCGCAATAATCGTACTCATTTTAAAACGCGTGTTATGTGGCAATTTGCCTCAGCCGTTACCAATGGCCATGCGTTTTTCAATGGATCTAATTATTACCTTCAGGACATGAATACTTTTGAAGGCCAGTGTATGTCCATTATTGTACGAGATGGACCTAGGAAGCCCATTGTTGGTTTCCATATTGGAGGAAAGGCTGGAACTCCGCGTGGATGCGGTATGACCGTTCTTGATTGTGAACTCAAACTTTCACTATTTGAACTCGAAAAACTTAATTCCACATTTGTTCTAGGCCCTCAAGCTCGTGATATTGAGGATAAATTTGCCGGCAAAACCATTGCCATTTCCAAGCATATTCATCCTAAGTGTGCTGTAAATTTTTTGGGAAAGCATGCATCCATCGAGATATATGGATCCGTTGCAGGAAAGTGTACTTATACATCACAAGTTGAACCAACTTCAATTTCCGATATTGTGGCAGATGTAACTGGTGTACCAAACACCTGGGGACCACCCCAAATTAATCCCAAGGTAACCTGTTCAGACGGAGTTGTCCGTGGTCAATCTTGGAAGCCATGGTCTGCCACCATGCAATCTGCAGCTTATCCCAGTACTGGATTTGATCCTGCCTCTGTTCTTGAAGCCAAAGAGGACTATCTCTTTCAACTAAAAGAGACTTTTGATTCCCTACACGAATTTTGGGAAAAAGATATACATCCCATGACAGATGCCGCAATAGTCTCAGGTGAAGATGGCAAAAAATTTATTGACGCCATGAAAACCAGTACCTCTATGGGCTATGGTATTAGTGGTAAAAAAGATAAATATTTAATTGATCTGCCACCAACAGAACTCAATGCTTGCCCTAGAACTTTCTCTCCCGAGATTTGGGATATGGTGAGTGTAGCGGAAGAGCATCTTGATAATAACCTGTCTTTAAACTGCATTTTTGGTTCGTCTCTTAAGGATGAACCAACCAAAATCACAAAGGATAAGGTGCGTGTATTCCAAGCCGCGCCTATTGTACTTCAGATATTGATTCGTAAGTATTTCCTCCCAATCGCTAGATTTCTTTCGATGAACCCTCTCATTTCCGAATGTGCTGTGGGTATTAATAGTCATGGTCCTGAGTGGCACGGACTTTCTAAGTTTATGTCTGCTTGGGGTGATGATCGTATCATTGCCGGAGATTACAAAAAATACGATTTACGTATGCCAGCTCAACTCACTTTAACGGCTTTCTCTGTCCTTATGGACATCGCCAAGTGGACTGGCAATTATTCGTCCAATGATTTGAATCGTATGAAGGTTATTTCACATGAGGTTTGTACTCCTCTTGTTGCTTATAATGGTACCCTAGTCCGTTTTATGGGAACCAATCCTTCTGGACAAAATATGACAGTATACATTAATAGTATTGTCAACTCTCTTCTACATAGGTTAGCATGGTTTGATGCTTACGACGAGTCAGAGCGCATTAAAATGGGCAGGGATCTAGGTTTAGGCCGTCCTGCTACTTTGCGTGATACTTGCAATGTAATGACTTATGGTGATGATGCAAAGGGGTCTGTTCACCCCGATTACGATTTGTTCAATCACAAACAAATGGCTGCATTCCTTGGAAAATACGATATTCAGTTCACAATGCCCG